GTCATGCTGTGTGTGTGTCTGAACCCAAACTAGGGCCTGACCTGCGCAAACGCGAAGCGCACTCGCCCGTCGCGTATAGTTACCTATCCCCGGATTGATCCCCGGGGTAGGTGGCGCTCGTCTCCTGGAGAGCGGGCGCTGCCGCATCTCCAGGAGATTTCATGCGCAAGCCATGGCAGCCGCCGCCCGGCTATATCCCGCCGAGTAGGCGCGGCACCTGCTCGGAGTGCGGTAAGACGGTTCAGGTCAGCCGGTCGTCGGCACCTCCCGAGCGCAGGCGGTGCCGTGAGTGCCAGCGTGCGCGTCCGCGCAGGACGCCCCAGGTGCGGCCTGTCCCGGCACCGCGCGTCTGCGGTCTGTGCGAGGAGACCTACGTCCCGAAGCCTATGCACAGGCCGGATCAGCGGTTCTGCTCGAAGTCCTGCAAGACGGCGTGGCAGAACGGCGCCCGTCCGCCGTATGAGCGTCATGCTGTCGTCGGGCTGCCGCGCAAGAGGCGGAATGACCGGATCCGGCGGAAGCGCCGCGCTGAAACCTGGGATGGCGTCACCGACGCTGAGATCCTGGAGCGGGACCGCTGGCGGTGCGGTATCTGCCGGAAGGCGATCGGCAAGAGGTTGAAGTGGCCGCATCCGAGGTCGGCGAGCATTGACCACATCGTGCCGATATCTGAGGGTGGCGCGGATACGGCGGGGAACAAGCGTGCGGCGCACCTTGGCTGTAACGGCGGACGGTGCAACCGCGGGGGCGGAGAACAGGCGGCGCTGTTTTAGATGGCTGAGCGCAGGAAGCAGGGCCCGGTCGAGAAGGCAATCCGTTCCGAGCTGCGGTCACTGAAGGTGAGCGTGCAGACGGACGGGTCGGCGGCGCTGGCGGTGAGCTTGGCCCGGCAGATCGACGGTGCGCGCGGCGCGGTTGCTGCCGCGGCGGCGGCCGGCCAGTTGCGGGCGCTGCTGGGCGACTTGCGGCAGGCGGCTGCCGCACAGCCGGAACGGGACGTGATTGATGACCTCAACGCTCGACGCGCCCAGCGCGCTGCTGGGTGACCAGCGCCCCCGGCTGCAGTCGGTACCGCCCGCGGTGTCATCGGAGGGTGAGCGGGTCGCCGGCCTGGCTGAGGCTGCGGGCCTGCGGCTGGATGACTGGGAGCGATGGGTCCTGGACCAGGGCCTCGGCCGGACGGCGGATGACCAGTGGGCGGCGTTCGAGAAAGCGCTGATTGTGTCCCGGCAGAACGGGAAGGGCGCGGTCCTGGAGGCGCTGGAGCTGGCGGCGCTGTTCCTGGACGATTTCGGGGTCGACCTGATCCTGCATAGCGCGCACGAGTTCAAGACGGCCAGCGAGGCGTTTCGTCGGGTTCAGGGCCGGATCGAGAATCACCCGTCGTTCCGCCGGCGGGTGCGGCAGGTGTACCTGCAGCGCGGCGCGGAGTCGATCGAGCTGAAGAACGGGAAGCGGCTGCGGTTCATCGCCCGCAGCGGCGGGTCCGGGCGTGGATTCTCCGCGGATCTGGTGATCCTGGACGAGGCGTACGAGCTGGGCGACGATGCGATGGCTGCGTTGCTGCCGACGTTGAGCGCGCGGCCGAACCCGCAGATCTGGTACACCTCGACGGCTGGGCTGCCGACGTCGGCGCAGCTCGGGGCGGTGCGTGCGCGTGCGCTGGCCGGTGACGCGGCGTCGCTGGCGTTTTTCGAGTGGTCGGTGGACCCGGACGCATATGATCCGGCGGACCCGGCGTGCTGGGCGCAGGCGAACCCGGGCCTGGGTATCCGCATCACCCCGGAGTACATCGCGAAGGAACGCGCGGCGCTGGCCCCGGCTGAGTTCGCGCGGGAGCGGCTGGGTGTCGGCGACTACCCGGCGGCGGGCGGGGGCTGGCAGAAGATCAGCGAGGCGGCGTGGAACGCGTGCGCCGACCCCAGATCGCAGGCTGAGGGCCGGGTGGCGCTGGCGTTCGCGGTCGGCCGGGATGGCTCGTCCGCAGCGATCGCGGTCGCGGGCCGGCGGGCAGATGCCCTGGGACATGCGGAGCTGGTGGATCCGCCGCAGCCGGGTACGGCGTGGCTGGTGGGCAGGGTGCTGGAGCTGGCGGATAAGTGGGATCCGTGCGTGCTGGTGATGAACCCCGCGGGTGCGGCGGGCGCGTTCGAGAAGGAACTGATCGAGCGCGGATTCAGCGCGAAACCCGGAACGGGCGAGCGGCTGCTGATGGTCACAGGGACGCGGGAGTATGCGCAGGCGTGCGGCGCGCTGGCCGAGGACGTGAAGAACGGCCGGTGGCGGTTCCTGCCGCAGCAGCACCTGGGACGCGAGCCGCTGACTGAGGCTGTCGCTGGCGCCGGGACGCGCCCGCTGGCGGATGCGTGGGCGTGGTCGTGGAAGGACTCGGCGGCGGACATCAGCCCGCTGGAGGCGGTCACCCTGGCCCGGCACGGGTTCATGACTCACGGTGTTGCCCCGCCGGCGCCGTTTTTCGCCTCCTGGCGCTGAGGAAGGTCTCACATTGACGTCCGTCATCGAGCGCGTGCCGCTGGACCGCATCGGGCAGCGGGCCCGCCAGGTCCGTCCGGGCCGGGTCGTCCTGATCGTGGTCGCGTCGCTGCTGGTCGGTCTCGGCTGGGCGGCGTGCAAGCTGTGCGCGGCGGCGTGGCTGGTGGCCGCGTGGTGCGGGTCCGCGGTCGTAGAAGGCTGGCAGGCGGCCAAACCGGCCCGGCGAGCACCCTAAAACGGTCGGAGGAGGCCATCTGTGGGCGTCCTGGACCGCGTAAACGCCCGTGCTGCCCGCCGCGGCGGCCGCGACGAGTCCCGGTACTCCATCGACACGTGGATCTCCGATTTCCTGATCCCGTCGGGCGGCCAGTTCTCCTACGGCGCGGTCAACTACCCGTTCGGGCTGGGGCAGCAGTCCCTGGCCGGGAACCGGGCGGCGGAGATCGCGAACAGCCTGCCGGGGTACCGGGCGGCGTTGCAGGCGTGCCCGCCGGCGTTCGCGGCGGAGATGGTCCGCGCCCTGGTGCTGAGTCAGTGCCGGTTCACGTTCCGGAACCCGCCGTGGCACCGGGCGACGCCCCGGCGGACGTTCGGGAACCCGGATCTGGGGCTGCTGGAGCGGCCGTGGACCAACGGGACGACCGGCAACCTGGTGTCGCGGATGGAGTGGCACGCCGGGCTGGCGGGAAACGCGTTCGTGCGCCGGGAGCCGTCCCGGCTGCGGCTGCTGCGTCCCGACTGGACCGCGATCATCCACGGCTCGCAGTCGGAGCCGGAGTGGCCGTCGGGGGCGCTGGACGCGGAGCTTATCGGCTACGTCTACGCCAACCGGGGCATCGGGGTCGGGGAACCCGATTTCCTGCTGCCGAAGGACATGGCGCACTGGGCGCCGCTGCCGGATCCGGAGATGACGGACCTGGGCATGTCGTGGCTGACCCCGGCGATCCGGGAGATGCAGGGCGACCGGCTCGCGTCCGAACACAAAATCAGGTTTTTCGAGAACGGGGCGACGCCGAACCTGGTGGTGAAGGGGATCCCGGCGGTGAACCGGGACACGTTCCTGCAGATAGTCGAGGACATGGAGGAGCGGCACGCCGGGGTGGCGAACGCGTACCGGACGCTGTACCTGACCCAGGGCGCGGATGCGACGGTGATCGGGTCGAATCTCGCTGAGCTGGACCTGGCGGCGGTCCAGGGGAGGAATGAGACGCGGCTGTCGGTGCTGTCCCGGGTCCCGGCGGCGGTCCTGGGCATCTCCGAGGGCCTGGCCGGGTCGAGCCTGAACGCGGGGAATTTCGGGATGGCCCGGCGGATCATGGCGGACACGTGGGTGTACCCGACCCTGCAGGACCTGGCGAACTCCCTGGCCGCAGTGGTGACCGTCCCCGCCGACGCGGAGCTGTGGTTCGACACGGCCGACATGCCGATACTCCGCGAGGACGCCAAGGACGCCGCTGACATCGAGCAGGTGAAGGCGATGACGATCAACGCCTACCTGCGGGAGGGGTTCACCCCGGAGTCGGCGGTCGCGGCGGTCCGCGGGCAGGACGTCTCCCTGTTGAAGCACACCGGCCTGATCAGCGTGCAGCTTCAGCGGCCGGGCGCGACGCCCACGGCGCCCGGGTCGCCGGCGGCGCCGGGCAAGCCTAACCCGGTCCCGGCGGTGCCAGCAGCCAACGGCGCGGGAGGAACAGGCGATGGCTGACAGCGCCCGCGCCGCAGGCGCGGCAACCAACCCGAAGGGCACCGCCCAGCTGCACGAGTACTGGGTTCACGGCGAGGGCGCGGCGAAGATCAAGTGGGGCTCGCCCGGGGATTTCGACCGGTGCGTGATGCACCTCGGCAAGTTCATCGCCGACCCCAAGGGCTATTGCGCGAAGGCTCATCACGACGCGCTCGGCTACTGGCCGGCGACCCACGCGAAGATGGAAGGGAAGGCCATGGCCGGCGAGGATGGCGAGGACCGGGCCGGCGCGAAGCAGCCCTACGGGGATGTCCCGTACGCCGACCCCGGCTACCTCGACGCAGACGGAAACCAGGCCAGCAAGTCCGGGAAGCCCGGCGTCAAGCGGTACCCCCTGTCCGCGGACAAGGTGATGGCCGCCTGGACGTACATCAGCCAGAAGGCCAACGCGGGCCAGTACACCCCGGAGCAGCTGAAGTCGATCAAGGGGAAGATCAAGGCGGCCATGGCGAAGCACGGTCACATGGTCAGCGATACCGATACCGACGGCAACAGCGCCGACCCTGGCGGTGAGGAACGGCGCCCCGACGGCGGGGACATGCTGATCCGGTCGGTGCCGTTCGAGGTCACCCGCGCCGCAGACTCCCGGGCTGACGGCCTGACCCTGGAGGGGTACGCGGCGGTGTTCAACCGCAAGGCCACCATCGCCGACCGGCAGGGCGATTTCGAGGAGCAGATCGCTCCCGGCGCGTTCACCGAGTCGCTGGCCCGCCGCAAGCCGGTGCTGATGTTCGAGCACGGCAAGCACCCGCTGATCGGGTCAATGCCGCTCGGCCGCATCACCGACGCGCACGAGGACCAGCGGGGCCTGTTCATCTCCGCCCGGCTGTCCGACAACTGGCTGATCCAGCCGGTTCGCGACGCGGTGCGTGACGGCGCCGTGGACGGCATGTCGTTCCGGTTCACCCCGCCCGGCGACGACGACCAGCAGTGGGCGCAGCGGGCCGGGAAGCCGGACCTGCGGACCCTGCTGCGGCTGAACTGCCCCGAGCTGGGGCCGGTGGTGTTCCCGGCCTACGAGCCGACGACCGCGACGGTCAGGTCGCTGCTGGACGGGCTCGACCTCGATGAAGACTTCACCGGGCGGGACGGCGCGCGGAGCGCCCCCGGCGGTGACCGCAAGGACGTGCAGCCAGGAAACGGCGGGCCGTCACCCACCACAAGCACAGCGGTCCTGCGGGACCGCGCCTGGCGCATGAGGAGACAACCCTATGCCTGACACCGAAGTACGCGACGAGCCGTTCATGCCCGAGAGCATGGATGACCTGCGCGGCCGCACCCCCGACGAGCTCCGCAAGATGGCGGAGGTCCTGGACGCGCACCTGAAGGCGCTCCACCAGACCGACGAGGGCGAGCTCCGCGACCTGACCGACGACGAGGAGTCCGCGTTCAACCTCGGGATGCAGCTCCGCACCGAGATCCTGGACCGGCTCGACAAGCACACCAAGATCGCTGACGTGTTCCGCCGCCGCCCGGCTGTGGTGCAGCAGGCGTACGCGAACATCCGGTACGGCCTCGACGACCCCGCCGGCGACACCCGCCGGCTCACCAACCCGGAGGCCCGGGACAAGGCGCTGAGGATCCTGGACTCCCGCGACGCCGCCGACCTGTCCGACGCGCAGAAAACCCAGGTGGAGAAGATGCTCCGCCGCGACACGGTCACCGCCCGCCGCATTCTGGTGACCGAGAACGAGGACTACCGGACGGCGTGGATGAAGATGGTCACCGACGTCCACCCGGTCCTGACCCCGGAGGAGAACCGGGCTGTGCAGGCGTGGTACGAGTTCCGCGCCCTGGGGGACTGGACGACCACGGCGGGCGGGTTCGGCATCCCCGTGTTCATCGACCCGTCGATCATCCTGACTGCTCAGGAGTCGGGGAACCCGTTCCTGGCGATCGCCAAGCAGGTCACGGTGAATACGAACCAGTGGAAGGGCGTGTCGTCCGCTGGTGTGACGTGGGCGTTCCAGACTGAGGCCGCGGCGGCGACGGACAACTCCCCGGTCCTCGCCCAGCCGACCGTGCTGGTGCACATGGCCCGCGGGTTCATCCCCTATTCGATCGAGGTCGGGATGGACTACCCGGGGTTCGCGTCGGAGATGTCGACGCTGCTCGCGCAGGGCTACGACGAGCTGCTGGTCAACAAGTTCACCATCGGATCGGGCACGTCGGAGCCAAAGGGGATCCTCACCGCGATCAGCGCGGTGGCCGGGGACCGGGTGAAGGTCACCACCGGCGGGTCCATCGGCGCCCCCGACCCCTACCTGGTGTGGAAGGCCCTGCCGCAGAAGTACCGGCGGAACGCCTCGTGGCTGATGTCCGTCGGCGTGAACAACGCGATCCGGCAGATCGGCGCGGCGAACGTGTTCCACGGTTACACGGTCAACCTGCCCGAGGGGTGGGCCGACCAGCTGTTCAACCGGCCCGTCTACGAGTCGGCGTACATGCCCGACACCACCACCTGGACCACCACCGCCGAGGGCCAGGCCATCGTCGGGGACTTCGCCAACTTCGTCGTGGCGCGCAACGGGGGGATGAGCGTGGAACTCGTACCTCAGCTTTTCCAGCAAGTGGTCGCTGGAACTGGGCCGGCCGTACCCACAGGCCAAAGGGGCTGGTTTGCCTACGCAAGAATAGGCAGCGACGCCTCCAATACGGCGGGCTTCAGGCTCCTCGTGGCAAACTCCTGATTTTCTTCTCCCGGAAGGGGAATAGTGTCCACATTCGAGGTTGACGCGCAGGTTGATTCTTCCTACGAGGTTGTGACCTCATCGGTGACGGTTCTCGCTGCGGGCAGTTCCCGTCAGGAGTTCCGCCTTACGGCACCGACGGGCAAGCGGCCACTGGCGGGCTCTTGCGATGATCCGCGAAACGCGGGCTTCGGCGATTACCCGGATGGCGCTGACTGGGTGTTCGCGTTCTACCCGCTCAGCCCGGATCGCACGGTCAATCTTTACCTCGTCTGTGCGGCCATCTGAACAGCTAGAATGGTGAGGCCGGGGAGCACGAACTCCCCGGCCTCGGCCAGAACACCTACCGTAGAGGCGTCTGACAGTGGACAACGATACCCGTTCAGCACGTGTTTGCCCGGTCTGCCTCAAGCAGTTCCCGGATACCCGGCCCAATAAAAGGTATTGCTGCGTAGCCTGTGCAGCTAGTGCTGGCCGGACAAGGAAAAGAACTAAGCGTGAAAACACGCCGATTGTTCTCCGCGAATGCCCCGGCTGCGGAGCACGATTTGAGCGGATCGGCCGCCAGAAGTTCTGCTCGATCCGTTGCGGCCAGCGAGTGCAGACCCGGACGCGTCTCGGCATCGCGGATCCCGGCCTGACCGGCACGTGCTGGTGGTGCCACGATGAGTTCAGCCTGCTGGATGGTCGCCGCCTGTACTGCTCGGCGGAGCACGCCCGGTACGTCAAGAGCCTGTGGAACGTGGCGTCCCGGTACGGGATCACTCGTGATGACTACCGTGAGGCGTGGTTCCGGCAGGACGGCAAGTGCGCGATCTGCGGCGGGGTTGAGCGTACGGCGCGCAACCATCTCTTGTGCGTAGACCACGACCACGTGACCGGGCAGTTCCGCGGGCTGCTCTGCTCGCATTGCAACCGGGGCACCGGCTTGTTCCAGGATGACCCGGAGATCCTCGAGGCCGCGGCCCGCTACATCAGGGAAACCAGGAAGGCGAATCATGGCTGACCAGAAGCCCGCCCAGCATGCCCCGGAGCCGAAGCAGGCCGACCCGCCGGAGCCGAAGAAAGCACCCGCGGTGCTGGGCAGTGCGGGCGCGTCGAGTAACCCGCTGGTGCACCAGCTCCTAGCGGAGCGGGCGATCATGTCCAGCGTCGACGACGCGGGCGCCGTGAAGGTCCTGGACGGGAAGCTCGCCGGCCTCGGCGTCTCCGTCGAGGTCTGACACCGGGAGGGATCCGGACGGTGGCTACCTACCAGCCGGCGGGTGATTCGTGTTACGCGCCGGTGCAGCAACTGATGGCGCAGTGGCTGATCTACACCTCCAACGGGCAGTCGTCTGCGGCGGCGGCGATCGAGACGCAGCTGAACGCGCTGGGCGCGTCGATGACCGGCGCCTGAGAAGAAGGGACTGACGGCCCGGGACTCACCCAGGTGTCCCGGGCCGCCACCACACAGGAAGGGTGACGCATGCCGAACATCGCGGCGAGCGCCGGCCACGCCCCGGCGGCTTTCGGCGTCACGGTGCCGTCCGCCGCCTCGGCGAACCTGTCCGCGGCGCAGACCGGTAACGGCCCGTCGACGAACGTCCTGGACCGCGGCGGGTCGGTCGGCCCGGCGCTGCTGCGGCTGGTGACCACTATCGGCGCGACTCCCACGTGCACCTACGCGGTTGAGGGGTCCAACGACGGCGCCGCCTACTTCCCGGTGCAGTACGCCGACTCCGCGACGCCGCAGACGCTGGTCATCACCACGTTCGTCGTCACCACCGCGACGACGGTCCGGCTGCTGATCCCGGTGAACCTGCCGGTGCGGTTCCTGCGGGTGACGTACAGCGCGAATACGAACGTGACGAACACGCTGGATGCGTTCGTCTATTGACTGACCAACCTGGGAGAGATGCATGGATGTCGTGTATGCGAAGTGGTCCGGGCAGGCGGTCGCCCCGGACGGCGGCCGGTGGAACGTGCAGGGCGGGCAGCACTGGCCCGCTGATGACCCGGTGGTGAAGGCCAACCCGGGCATGTTCTCGGCGGACGCCCGGTACGGCGTGACGTACTCGGCGGCTCCGGCGGAGCTGTCGGACGCGCCGGTGGAGCAGGCGACGGCGGGTCCGGGCGAGAAGCGGAACGTGCGGCGTGGCTGACCCGGAGGACCGGGACGGCGCAGTCACCGTCGGCTACGTGCATGAGAAGAACCTCGCCGCCTCCTTCCACCACTGCATGATCGAGATGATCGGGTGGGACCTGGCGCATGAGGCGCGGATCATCCGCGGCGGGTACAAGGCGTGGACGTGCGGCACCGACGGCCTGGTCGATTCGAGGAACAAGCTCGTCGCGGCGTTCCTGGCCGAGGACACGGCGGACTGGCTGTTCTGGATCGACACGGACATGGGGTTCGCCCCCGACACGATCGACCGTCTCATGGCCGCGGCCGACCCGGTGGAGCGGCCGGTGGTGGGCGGACTGTGCTTCACGCAGCGGGAAGAGGAGTCGGACGGGATGGGCGGCTGGCGGTGCCGCGCCACCCCGACGGTGTTCGACTGGACTGTCCTGCCCGACACCGGGCAGATGGGGTTCTCGGTCAGGTGGAACTACCCGCCGGACACGCTGACCCGGGTCGCGGGTACCGGGTCGGCGTGCGTGCTGATCCACCGGTCGGTGTTCGAGAAGGTCCGCGCGGAGTACGGCACGTGGTATGACAGGGTGCCGAACACCACGATGGGGCAGGTCATATCGGAGGACCTGTCGCTGTGCCTGCGGGCCTGCGCGCTGAACATCCCGATCCATGTGCATACCGGGGTGAAGACGACGCACCAGAAGACCCTGTGGCTGGCCGAGGACGACTATTACGGGCAGGTCGCGCTGTCGCAGCTGGCCCCGCAGGTCCCGGCGGCGACGGAGGAGACGGCGGTGATCGTCCCGGTGCTCGGCCGGCCTCAGAACGCGGCACCGTTCATGGCGTCCCTGGCCGCGTCGGGTGCGCCGCTCGCCACCGTGTTCGCAGTTGCGGATGCGGACGACGCGGAGTCCGAGCGGGCGTGGATCAAAGCCGGGGCGACGGTCCTGAAGTGGCACGGGCCATCGCCGGGGACGTTCGCGCAGAAGGTCAACATCGGCTACCAGGTCACGAACTCGCCCTGGCTGCTCCTGGTAGGCGACGACGTGAAGTTCCACCCCGGGTGGCTGGACCAGGCGCAGCATGCCGCCCGCGACGGCGCCGACGTGGTCGGCACGAACGACCTGCACAACCCCCGGGTGACCGCCGGGGAGCATTCGCCGCACCCGCTGGTCCGCCGCGCCTACGTCGACGAGCAGGGCGCGTCGTGGGACGGCCCGAAGGTCATCGCGCATGAGGGCTATGCCCACTGGTTCGTTGACGACGAGCTGGTCACGGTCGCGAAGCAGCGCGATACGTGGGTCGCGGCACCCCACGCGAAGGTTGAGCACCTGCACCCGCTGTGGGGCCTGGCCGCCGACGATGAGACGTACGCGCTGGGCCGCGAGCGCATCGAGCAGGATAAGGCGCTGTTCGAGAAGCGGCTGGCCGAGCACAGTGCATGACCAGGCGATGCAGTGGATCGCGAAGCACGCCACCGCTGACCCTGTGACGGTGCTGGACATCGGCGGGAGGAACGTAAACGGGTCGCCCAGGCACCTGTTCCCCGCCGCGACCCGGTACACGGTCCTGGACGTCCGCCCCGGCGAGCAGGTCACCGACGTGGACATCATCGCGGACGCCTCGGAGTGGAACCCGTCCGGCCAGCAGTGGGATGTGGTGGTCTGCGCGGAGACGTTTGAGCACACCGCAGGCTGGCGGGCGATCTGCCGTACCGCGTTCGCGGCGTGCGCGCCGGGGGGCCGGCTCATCATCACCACGGCCGCGCCGGGACGGCCGCCGCATTCGGCGGTGGACGGGGAGTTCCGGCTGCTGCCCGGCGAGCATTACGCGAACATCCGCCCGGCCGAGCTCGAACGGGTCCTGGCCGAGGCGGGGTGGGCGGACGTGGCGGTGGACGTGCAGCCGTCCCCGGCGGACGTCCGCGCCACCGCAGTGAAACCCGCGAGCCAGGCCGGGAGGTGACGTGTCCAAATATCCCCTCAACCAGCCGATTCGCTTGTCGACCACCGTCAAGGACGTCACCGGCACCCTGGTCGACGCTGGCGCCCTCACCCTGCTCGTCAAGCGCAGCCAGGCCGACGGCACCCTGCTGACCACCGGCACCTACAGCTCGCCCGCCCACGACGGCACCGGCCTGTACCATGTCGACATTCCCGTCACTGACCTGGCCGTCCTCGGCCACTACCAGTTCACTTGGACTAGCACGGGTACCGGGGCGGGCGTGGCCCCCGGCGAGTTCGATGTCTACGACCCGTGGGAAACCAGCGTCATCTCCAGCCAGGACGCCAAGGCCCAGCTCAACATGGACCCCGCCATCCACGCGTTCGACGACGAACTGCGGGACTTCACCGCCGCCGCCGTCACCGCCGCCGAAGACTACAAGCACGAGGTCATCATCCGCCGCGCCGTCACCGACACGCTCGACCTGTGGAACCAGTCCGGCTACGGGTACGGGTCCGGCTACGGGCAGCGGCGGCAGCAGAAATTCTGGGTCCGGTCCGTCCCGGTCATCTCCCTGACCTCCGTTGTCGCGTGGGACGGGACGTTCACGTGGGACGTCACCCAGATGCGGGCTAGCCCGACCGGCCTCGTCCGGGTCATGGGCGGCATCCCCGTCTCCGGCCTCGCCGACGTTACCTACGCCGCCGGAATGCAGGTGGTCCCCGCCAACTACACCCGCGGCATCCTCGTCATCCTGCAGCACCTGTGGGAGACGCAGCGGGGCCCGGGGACCGTCGCGTCCGGCGTGATCGGCACCGAGGAGCACTGGCGGCAGCCCGGCGAGTTCTTCTCCGTCCCGGACAAG